AAGTTGAATGATCCTGTGTGGGAAACCGTCAGTATGAAAATAAGGAAATATATTCCTTTCATAAATATAGATGTATTCCAATACAAGAAGGTTCTTAGAGAATTACTATGAGTGCTTTTTTTGACTCTGAAATCATCAAAGATGCTTTGGAGGATATCAATAAACTTCAAGAAGATGTTTATGGAAAACTCGTCCATTTTCATATGATGACTTATGATGAGCAAATAGATCATGTAAGCAAACTAACAGAATTGTTAGATAAGCAGCGTATTATGTATACTAGATTATCATTATCAGATGATCCAGATGCAGTTATTATGAAAGAAAGTTTGAACAAAACAGTTACCATGATGGGGTATCCCGAAGGAACTGATATTGCTGTATTATTCCAAAATATGCATGCTACTATTGAAGCACTGAAAGAGTTTCTCGAAACATAAATAGCTAGTTACACTAGTTACTTTATGTATCATAAACACGATCAAATTTCAATCCACCGTAATCCACTCAGAGAATACTCAACACCTCTTAAAAGAGAAGAGTACAAAAGTCCCAAATATCATCAGATCCGCATTTATTTCAAATGCGAACGAAAAGTTGACTGACGAGGACTTTTCTGATATAATCTAAACATCCCCCGAATCCAAATTAATCCGAGGTAATCTAAATGTCATTCGCAGACTTAAAAAAACAATCCAAATTAGGTTCTTTGACCGCTAAATTAGTGAAGCAGGTCGAGAAGATGAATAATAATGGAGGGTCAGGTGATGACCGTCTATGGAAACTAGATGTCGATAAATCAGGTAATGGTTATGCTGTTATCAGATTTCTACCTGCACCAAATGGTGAAGATTTACCATTTGTAAAATTATATTCACATGCCTTCCAAGGACCTGGTGGTTGGTATATTGAAAACTCTCTGACTTCACTAGGTCAGAAAGACCCAGTATCCGAATACAACACATCTTTGTGGAATAACGGTACAGATGCTGGAAAAGAGTTAGCAAGAAAGCAAAAGCGTAAACTAACTTACATTTCCAACATATATGTTGTGAAGGATCCTGCAAATCCAGATAATGAAGGGAAAGTATTCCTATTCAAGTATGGTAAGAAAATCTTTGATAAACTTACTGCTGCGATGCAACCTGAGTTTGAAGACGAAGAAGCAATCGACCCATTTGATTTCTGGCAGGGTGCTAACTTCAAGTTGAAGGCAAAGAATGTAGCAGGTTACAGAAACTATGATAGTTCTGAGTTCGCTGCACCTAGTCCTATCCTAGATGATGACGATGCTCTAGAAGCATTATGGAAGAAGCAGTTCTCCCTTGCTGAGTTGGTCGCTGCAGATCAGTTCAAGTCATATGAAGAATTGAAGAAGCGTCTTGGTTACGTTCTTGGAAATGCTGCACCTCGTCAAGATGCAGAAGTTGAAGATGAAGTTGAATTAATTGAGAGAGAAAGAGCAGAGCAAGTTGTTACTGCTGCAACCTCATCAAGTTCAGCACCAGTCACTGCTAGTGCAGATGCTGACGAAGAGGACACACTCTCATACTTCGCAAGACTTGCTGAAGAGTGAGGTACAATCAACTCTGTCTAACATTGTTAGTCATAGCAGCATATTTAAATTTACTACTTAAGTAAAATTAGACCGTAGAATTATCTGCGGTCTTTTTCTTTCTTTCCTTTTCTTTTTTACTTATTCCTAAAGATCTTATCTTATCAAATATACGATCAGATTCCTTTTTACGTCGAGGGTTGATACTTTTATCCATTGCATCAAGTTGTCTATGAGCTCCACCTTCTCCCCTATGATCTTTTGCAGATAACCCTGATAAATTTCTTGGATCATTTCCAAAATAGACACCATATTCTGCAAATTTATCTCTTACTTTTTGTCTTTCCGCAGTTGTTTTTCCTTTAAATAACTCTGAAGCTCTATCAAGGGGAACATTATGATGAGCTTCTTTACCCTGTGATGTTATATCGCTAACTGCTTTGCTATAATCTGTTTTCTTTACACTTGGATCTGTTTGAACATCACCACGTCCTTTTCTTTCTACTTGTTGTCTTTTAAGAGAGTCTCTCATCTTTAAACCCCATCCACCATAATTTTGACCAGCATTTCTGAGAACACGTTTTTCTCGTTCCTCTGGGGGTAGTTTATCTAATTTTGCTTGAGCTTCAGCTTTAGTTACAAATTTCTTAATCCTAGATTCAAAAATAAGTTGCAGATAAGTTTTCATGGTTAGTTTGGATCAGTATTTCTAGTATTTTCTGTTTGAATTAAATCAATATCTATAAATTGTGATGAATCTGAATAATTCATTATATCCTTCATATCATTTAAAAATAATTGTAAATATTGAGGTGTCACAACGTAAATGGATCTCTTTGCTTCATTTAATTTGGTCTCATATTCAAAATTAGTCACACCAGATACAGGATTAAGTGTCGCTGTTGGTGAAGATGGATCTGGTATCGTGAATCCAGAGTCAACAACTTTTCCTTTAGGAAGTATTAATCTACCCGATGAATCTTTTACCTCCTTAGTTTCATAGTGTCTAATTTGATTTAAATCATTACCGTACTTATTTAAAGCATAATCATATAATTCACGAGTATCAAGTGGCCATTCATCTCTTACATTTATAATATTAGCACTTGTAAGAACCACCCAATCTAACTCTGGATCTCCATATAGTCTGTCTGCAACATGATCTGGTCTTATACCATCACCTATGTAATAATCAAGAAGTGAAGTAAAATTAAATTTTAAATCATCACGAAGTTTTGCTCTACGAAATATATTTTTTATTTGAACAAAATCTTCGGAGGAGGATCTATCTCCCTTTGTAGATTGGTAATTTATATTTGGAAGTTCTCTAAAATAAGTCATTAGTATCCAACTCCCTGACCTGCATCGTCGAAATCCTCTTGATACACAGGATTTACTTCTTGGAATGAGCAACTGACGGACATATGTGAAGGTGTTCCATCATAAAATGTTGAATAAGTTCCAGATGCTGCATAATTTATTTTCATATCTGTTAGATGCATAGGTAAAAATTTATTTAAAAATGGATGTTCAGATGCACCTTTCATGTATCTAAGTTGAAATATATCAGGTTGCTTGATAAACACTCCTCCACCTTTATCTTTATTATTTTTTGCAGACATTGATCTCTTCAAGACTCTTATAATCATTTTAACTTGCTCTGCCTCTGTAGGATTGCGTGGGAAAAATTCAAATGTAAATGGGAATTGTCTTAACTTAACACCTTGAAATAGTGATTCTAAGTTTGGATTCAGTATCGCTCCACTACCTCTAGCGATAAGTGCGTTTGCAGTCACATTACCACCTAATGCTCCAATCGCACGACCTGCAATCGCAGATGCTATAGCGTCTGTATTTTCTCCTATTAAATCGACACCCTTCCCTATTGCTTCTAATGCATTTTTAACTGTTTCAATACTGGGACTCTCAATACCTTGTTTTATTATTGCTGATCCTGCAGCTTCAAGGGGATCTAATTTACTGCTATCATATGAAACCGAGTTCGCATCTTGTATTTGACGAGGTATTGGTAGAAATATGGTGTGTTTTGGATGTTTTAAAACTCTACCACCATTTTCGCTAACAAAAGTATTTGATCCAGTTGCATTTGTAAGTGCAAAAGATCCTTGACCTCTTGAGATTTTAACACCTTCACCAGTTGGGTTATCTTTAGAGTCACCGACATTAATTAATGCCTCTAGATTAAGATCTGGGGGAGTGTATGATGCAATTTGTATTTTTAAAAAATCCATACCGTCTTCTATACGTGCATATGGATATCTTAGATTTTTAGGTAATCCACCAGTATCAGAGTATGAATCTTGAAGATCTTGTTTTATTCTTTGCTCTCTTTCGTAAGCACTTCTTGAAATAATTTTGCCAGACGCAGCATTTCGACTATACTCTTTACCAGAATAGTATTCCTCATCTTTTTTATAACCAGCAGGTAAATTAGCAGTCGTCATATAACTTTTTTAACTATTTAGGAGGTTTCATCTGGAAATTCTGAAATGGAATTAATTCAAGGTCTTTCAACTCATCTGCAGTCACTTCATAGAGTCCACCTTGCACTTCTGGGTAGGTGTATTTTCTATTTCTACCCCAGTGAAAGTTGTAAGCAATGAATCCATATGAGAATACTTCAGTTACTTGAACTAATGGATTTAAATCAAATCTAATCTCTGGTGTTTTAGCCATATAACGAAACACATAGTAAGAACCTGGTATGGGGACAACAGGACCTTCAGCCAATACGCTCTTTACCCGTGTAGCCAACTCATCTGGATTTTTAATTGAAACAAGACTATCTGATATTGGACGGATACGATTTCCAATCGTGTCTTCAGGTCTGTCTTCTTCATACAAACCTTCATCTACTAATTTTTGTCTTAGTCTAAGCAGTGCTTTTGGTGATAGTCGTGTTGCTCTACGTGCCATATTTTATACCTAACTCTTTCTCTGTGAAGACTTTAAATTCATATCCACGATCTTTACACCATTCATCTGCTGCTTCCCACTTTGCTTGATTCTTTGCGTATTCATATGCTTCACGTAGATAACCCTTTGTTTGTCTTTTTGGTTTTGCTGGTGGTTTAGTTTGTTTATTAGGTTTGATCTCTATAATATATTTCTTGATTGCACCTGTGCTCTCTTTTACTTTGATATAGAAGTCAGGGAAGTATCTATGTGGTCTATTATCTATCGGTGAACGATACCAAACATACATCTCTTCACTTCCCCACTCAAGTATTCGTTCATTATTATCACAATAAACCATGAACTTTCTTTCCCAAAGTGACCTATAAACTATGTTTGTAGGATTACCTTTATACTTTCGTGGGTAAGATGGTTGATATTTACCCTTGTAAGACATCTAAATAATAATAAGACAAGTTTTAGGTATTTAGAGTGGTTAGACCCCGCAGAATCGCAGATTTTAAACCTACATTTACCAATTTAGCAC